AATCCGCCATAGCTCAGTTGGTAGTAGCGCATGACTGTTAATCATGATGTCGTAGGTTCGAGTCCTACTGGCGGAGTAATTTAGTTAAGAGGTTTAGACCTCTTTTTTATTATGTAATAATAATCTATTTCGTGTTATAGTAAAATGAACCAAAAATAGTGGCTCTTTGTCAACTGTAGTGGGTTGAAGAAAAGCTAAGCTTGAGAAAGGACAAATTTCGTCCTTTCTTTTTTGAAGTTTTCAAAGTTCCTAAAACCAAAGGCATTGTACTTGATAAGTTTGATGATATTATTGGTGGCTTCCAGTTTGGCGTTGGAATAAGGTAATTGAAGGCCGTTGACGATTTTTTCTTTATCTTTGAGGAAGGTTTTAAACAGAGTCTGAAAAAGAGGTGGAAAAGCAAGAGCTGATAGAGATTATAGTGGTGTTTCAAGTCTTCGGAATAGCTCAAAAGTTTATCTAGAATTTCTTTATTAGTCAAGTGCATACGAAAAGTAGGGCGATAAAATCGTTTATCACTCAGTTTCTGACTATCTTGTTGAATGAGCTTTCAGTATCGCTTGATAGCCTTGTATTCATGGGATTTCGGATGATGGCTTGTGTTCTGCTCTCAAGAACAGTTATGATATTGAGCTTATCAAAGTCTTGAGCAATAAAGCTCATCTCCATCTCCCGATTGAAACAGTCACTCCCCGGACTGTTTCAACGTCCTAGGACATAATCTCAGGAAGACGCGAAAAATCATGCTCAAAGTGAAAATCATTGATCTTGCGAATGACAGTTGAAGTTGAAATAGACAACTGATGATCAATGTCGGTCATAGAAGTCTTTTTAATTAGCTTCTGAGCAATCTTTTGGTTGATGATACAAGGAATTTGATGATTCTTCTTGACGATAGAAGTTTCAGCGACCCTCATTTTTGAACAGTGATAGCACTTAAAACGGCCTTTTCTAAGAAGAATTCTAGTTTGAATTTTTTATACTAGAAAATCAGAACCATAATACCTATATAAAAATATTATAGTTCTAATAGGATTTACCCAAAAGTTTTAAGGCGGTCTTTTTAGAACTTTAATCGTTTGAAATTTAGGTAGCAAATTTGTTTCTATTCTGTCAACTTTTCCTATTTTTATCTTGTTGAGCCTGGTATTTTAACAATTCAGGAATTGATAGTGAATGTGTAAAATTTTTTGTTAGAATAAGTTTATAAAAAAGAAAAGGAGTATTTGATTATGTTACAAAAAATTTATGAGCAGATGGCTAATTTCTATGATAGTATTGAAGAAGAGTATGGTCCTACATTTGGTGATAATTTTGACTGGGAACATGTTCATTTTAAATTTTTAATTTATTATTTAGTGAGATATGGCATTGGTTGTCGTAGGGATTTTATCGTTTACCATTATCGTGTTGCTTATCGTTTGTATCTTGAAAAATTGGTAATGAATCGGGGTTTTATTTCTTGTTGAGGTAATTTTAGTAAATTTCCGAACTAATTTACTCTTTTATGGAAAGATGATAGTAAATAGCTAGTAATTTTTCTAAATCATTTTTTAATAGTTGGAAATAGCAAATCTTTCTATTGTTTCTTCTTGATAAAAAGGCGATTTTTTATTATAATAAATTGTAAGATATAATTGCAGGTGAGAGTCCTGCCATGTATGTGAGAAAGGAAGAGCCTGAGGGCTCAGACAAGATTATGACTTCAGTTGTTGTTGTAGGTACCCAATGGGGTGATGAAGGTAAAGGGAAGATTACAGACTTCCTTTCAGCGAATGCAGAAGTGATTGCACGTTACCAAGGTGGTGATAATGCTGGTCACACGATTGTGATTGACGGTAAGAAATTTAAGTTGCACTTGATTCCATCTGGGATTTTCTTCCCTGAAAAAATATCTGTCATTGGGAATGGTATGGTTGTAAATCCTAAATCTCTTGTAAAAGAGTTGAGCTATCTTCATGAGGAAGGTGTAACAACTGATAACTTGCGTATTTCTGATCGTGCGCATGTTATTTTGCCTTATCATATCGAGTTGGATCGCTTGCAAGAAGAAGCTAAGGGCGACAATAAGATTGGTACGACAATTAAGGGAATTGGTCCAGCTTATATGGACAAGGCTGCTCGTGTTGGAATTCGTATTGCAGATCTTTTAGATAAAGATATTTTCCGTGAGCGTTTAGAACGTAACCTTGCTGAAAAGAATCGTCTTTTTGAAAAATTGTATGACAGTAAAGCGATTGTTTTCGATGATATTTTTGAAGAATATTACGAATATGGTCAACAAATCAAGAAATACGTGATAGATACATCTGTTATCTTGAATGATGCGCTTGATAATGGCAAACGTGTGCTTTTTGAAGGTGCACAAGGTGTTATGCTAGATATCGACCAAGGTACTTATCCATTTGTTACGTCATCAAACCCTGTAGCTGGTGGTGTGACAATTGGTTCTGGTGTCGGTCCAAGCAAGATTGACAAGGTTGTAGGTGTATGTAAAGCTTATACGAGTCGTGTAGGAGATGGTCCTTTCCCAACTGAGTTGTTTGATGAAGTGGGAGAACGTATCCGTGAAGTGGGTCATGAGTATGGTACAACAACTGGTCGTCCACGTCGTGTAGGTTGGTTTGACTCAGTTGTGATGCGTCATAGCCGTCGTGTTTCTGGTATTACTAACCTTTCTTTGAACTCTATTGATGTTTTGAGCGGTTTGGATACTGTGAAAATCTGTGTGGCCTATGATCTTGACGGTCAACGTATTGACTACTATCCAGCTAGTCTTGAGCAATTGAAACGTTGCAAGCCTATCTATGAAGAGTTGCCAGGTTGGTCAGAAGATATTACCGGAGTTCGCAATTTGGAAGATCTTCCTGAGAATGCGCGTAACTATGTTCGTCGTGTGAGTGAATTGGTTGGCGTTCGTATTTCTACTTTCTCAGTAGGTCCTGGTCGTGAACAAACAAATATTTTAGAAAGTGTTTGGTCCTAAGAGATTTTTAAGATTTGTTTAAGATAGGTCGGGTATACTATAGACGGTTACAAGAAGACCTCCTAACTTGTTGTAACAAATATCCTAAACTTTTCTTTTTCATAATAATCTCCCTTAACTCCACCCAATCAGGTGGAGTTTTTTAGCTCTATTTCAGGCTTTTGGGGACTATTCTAAAAATAATTTTTCGATATTTTTCGGTATTTTTCGGATTTTGGTCGGGGAATTGGAGGGGACTTTTTTAGCGAATATGACTAAGAAATAGGTCTGTTGTCGCTTCAGCAAGTTCGTCCTCTACTTGATTGTAACGATCCGTCATATAAACCTTTGTATGCCCCAGCGCCTGGCTTAATTGTTCAAGCGGAACCCCTGCAATAATGCTTTGAGTCGTGAAGAAGTGGCGCATCATGTGAGGTGTTACATGCAATCCTGTTGCTTCATTCACTAGATTGAAGTTTCTATTTAGCTGATTTGGATTGATGAGACCACCTTTCTCGTTGATAGTTATATAATCCTTGTGCTGTTCCTTGATAATTCCTAACTTTCGCTTAATCTTAGAAGCTTCAGCTATCAGATAATAGATCAGGTCTGTTCCGATATCATCAAGGCAGACATATCGCTCTGAATCCTTCGTTTTAAGCCCTCCTTCCCTTTTAAGGTCTGGTTGCTTCGACTGTCTCTAAGATGCAGTATAGCCCGTCCGCTGTCGTTCTGAGTGATGTCCATTGGACGCAATCCAAAGACTTCTCCTCTTCTCAATCCAAAAATTGTCAGATAGGTCAGAGCGTAGAATTGTTTTGGCATAATCTCTTCTGCCTTTGCTATCCAAGTCTTGAACTCTTTGAGAGTCACTTTCTTGTTTGCAGCAGGGATATCACTCTGGCCGATGAAAACACCTTTCAAGCGATTTGAGAGCAGATTACCATTTTTCACGGCATCATTCAGCAATGCCATGAAGCTGGAATTGAGGGTTTGAACAGTGTATCTGGTATGGTTCTGCAACTTTTCAGCGATAAAGAGTTCATACTCATTTCTATCCAAATTTTTAAGCTGAATAGAACCAAATTTGGTTTTGATATGATTCTTATAGAGGTTATCATTGAGGTAGTAGGAAGTGTCATTCCAGCGCCCTGTTGACAATCTCTTTTCAGAATAAATATCCCAATATTGATCAAGTGTCAGATTCGTATTGATACCTAATTCTTGTTCTTGGATTTGTTGCTCAAGCTCTACCAAGGCTGCACGAGCTTGAGGGAGAGTTGTGAAACCACTTTTACTTTTTTCTCTTTTTTTACCTCGGAAGAAAAAAGAACGTCTGACATAGTAACGCTTGCCTTTAGCAGTCTCATAGTAATAGATATTTGGGTATTTTGTTTTATTATATTTCATTGTATTCTCCTTGTTTATCGGCTTCTGGACAAGGTCTAAACATTGAGAATATTGACATCACCCCTTTCATGGTGTAAAATAGGGTATAGAAAATAGGCCTTTTTAATGGCTGATTTCTTATAAGGCTAAGCTTCACAATCAAACTTTGGCGAGGGCGATTGTGGGGCTTTTTTATTTTCTGAATAGTTTGTATAGTTTATACAAACTCCAAGCTGTCAAAGGGACTGCAAGGAATGGAGCGATTGGAATACCAACAACTCCAAAAAAGACTAAGAAAAGATACAGTGCTGAAAATATGATTTTATTGGCAGGAAGTTTTTTCTTAGGAGATGTTTCTGAAAGATTAATCTCGTTTACTATATCAGCGACACTGTCACTAACAATATTTTGTTCAATATGTTCAGCTTCAGTTGTTTTAGTTTCAATAGATTCAGTTTTCGTAACTTCTTTATTGGAAATGTTATCATCAATTATCTCAGATGATTCGCTCTGAATTACTTCTTTTTGTGAAGAATCAACAATGGTAAGGTAAATTTCAAAACCAACATCCAAATCATTATTTGTGACAACTTTTTCTTCATAATCGTCCCATTCTTTGTATGGGCCGCCTTTTATCTCACATTCTATTAGGAAATGATATCTTTCATCATCAAAATATTTACGAATAGATTTAGAGACTGTTGCAGGGACGTATCCTATGTGATTATCAAAAATCAAAACTTTTATAGCATTGGGATCATATTTATTATCCGTTTCTGGAATGAGTTCAATATTAAAAATATCTAAATCTCGATATTTAAAAACTTTTAGACCGTATTCTTCAACTTCTTCCCTGATTTCCTTAGCTGATAAATCGCCATAGTATTTTGAATACTCTGGAATCCCATTGTCTTCAGCAATCATATTGCAAGCTTCTTTTACTGCTTTTTTATATTTTGTCACTCCAGCGACTCTGAATAATATTTTTTCAACGGTCTTTTGCATATATTTCCCCTCTATATAAATATCTTCAATGCTATTTCTAATTTACTAATGCTAAGTATTCCTCTTTTACCATGACTTCATTTGTCACGGTTTTAAGATTGTAGTAGGACATGAATTTGAGATAATCAAACTCTTTGGGGTCGTCTAAGCTTTCTAGTGCGTCTTTTACGAGATGATGGATCATATTCCTATCAGCTTCGTTTTCACAGCGTAAGCGAGCGTTCTGGTATTCTGATCGTGTGTGATCCTTGTGTCCTAGTTCATGAAGTAGGACCTTAACTCTCTCTTTTTTGCTGAGTTTATTAGACAAGAAAGCTGTATTGGTTTCTTTTTCGTAAAATCCAAGTTCATCAGGTATTAGCTCACCGTCAAAATCGACAATGTGAACCTGAAAATGACTTATAATTTCTTTTTCGGTCACTAAGCAGTACCTCTAATCACCAGCTTCTTTGAGATAACCTTCAATGATAGACTGGATGATTTTCTTCTTTTCATCTGTTAATTCTCGGCCACCAAACATCATGACATTAGATGCCATTTCTTCAACATTTAGGGTTTTTCCTTGCCAGGTATACTCTTTTGAATCACCAGCGATAGCAGGATTATCAGTACGACCAAGCAAATAGTCAGTGGACACGTTGAAGTAGTCGGCTATTTGTTGCAGCCGTTCAGCAGACGGTTGATTTCTTTTCAACCCATACAAAGAATTTTTTCCTAGCTTTAGCTTATCTTCTAAAGTATTTAGCGAAATCCCTTGTTTTTCACATAAATCTTTTACGATTTCAAAAGTAGAAAACATTGATTTATCAGCCTTTCTAAGACATGACAAAAAATATTTTACAAAATACGCAAAAATTAGTTGACATTATTTCGCGTTTACGCTAAAATAGTTTTTGTAAGTTAATGAGTTAGTAAAAAACGAAGTTAAAACTTATCTAAAAATAAATAGCTTTGGCGAGCAAAATGAGTTGATAGATATAATGTTTTATCAAGGTTTTTAATTATGCTTTCATTTTAGCAGATACGCTAAAAACTGTCAAGCGTTTTATAAAATAATTTACTAACTCTTTAACTTAACTAATTAAAAGGAGGAGGTCACATGAGCCAACAACATCGTAAGTGGAATGAGCTCGTAAAGGAGCGAATTGAAAAACGTGGATGGTCGCAGACGGACCTAGCTATTGTAGTTGGAGTTAGTCCATCAGCCATCACACAGCTTTTCAAAGATGGTAAAGGAAGTGATGATTTGAAGCTTCGTATCAACAAAAAATTGCGAATCAACGAATCGTGGGAGAAATTTGAGGAGTAGGAGGGGGAAAATGAGAGAAATCATACTCAGTGCCATAGTATCATCAATAATTTCAATACTGATGATGACTATTCAAATAAAGATGATAAAAAAATGGCTTGCCGATTTTTTCGACAAGCAAGATGAATGGTTAAAAACACATTTTGAAAATTTAGTCAAAAGATTGTTTTTATAAACAGACATTATAGAAATCTTCACCTAAAGGTGTAATATCTATAATCCCTTTTTCTACATGTAAATTTTCGTTGTTTTTAGTATTGATATACGATGTTTTATAAGCTGTGACTAAAGGGTTGCTTTCAAGTAATGTGTATTTTTCTTTTTTCGAAAGCCAAGTTGTGAAATCAACTTTAATCAAACCTAATCTTTCAAGGTTTGTAATAGAGGAAGCATTTCTATCAAAATCAAACATTGAATTATCAAGTGACGATTCTATTTCACCATCATGAGGAATAAAAATTAGTGGTTTTAAAAGGCTCTGACCCCCTGTTTCGAATTCCAGCAAATACTTAGCGACAGGACATCGTTTTCTTTGAGCAATAAACTTCAAATTCCTAGCATCTAAAGGACTGAGCTGTTTAATAATTTCAACAAAAGAATGATGCAATAACGAACTTTTTGAAGAATCAAATGATGCCGCTAATAGTGATGCAAAAATTTCTCGTATATCTTCTTCCTCGATATAAAATTTTGATGCTTCCAATGCAGGTCCTAATATACTCATTTTAGGTTCTTGTATATTTTCTACAGGTATTTGTTCGATTTTCTCAGTTAGTGATTCAATGTACTTCTCATTATCATATTTACGTTTTTCATTTTTTCGTAATAGGAAACTATCAAGAGAACCAAAAACATATTTCCATGCTTCATTAAAAGTGTTAGCAGGAGCCTCAGCTCCCTTTGTAGCCATAGTTGTTGCAAACGCAGTTAAGATTGTAGGTAACAAATCAGCCATAATACACCTCGTGTTTTTATTTTAATTATACCAAATTTAGAAAGGAATATTATGAACGAAATTTTTAACTTTCACGGGCAGGAAGTCCGTACTTTGACAATTGATGACGAGCCGTGGTTTGTCGGGAAGGATGTAGCGGATATCTTGGGATACGCTAAACCTCTGGACGCAATTTCTCGGCACGTTGATGAAGATGACTCCGTGAAATACGGACTCACCGATAATCTAGGACGAACACAAAATACTATTATCATCAACGAATCTGGTCTCTACTCTCTTATCTTATCTAGCAAATTGCCTCAAGCGAAAGAGTTTAAGCGCTGGGTTACTTCAGAGGTCTTGCCAGCTATTAGAAAACAAGGCGGATTTATCCGAGAGGACTTGGATGAAGATGCTTTCATCGCTCTATTTACTGGACAGAAGAAATTGCGGGAGCAACAGACTAGCATGCTGGAAGATATCGACTACCTCAAGAGCGAGCAACCGATTCATCCAAGCTATGCTCAGTCGCTCCTGAAGAAGCGCAAAGCTCGTGTCGTGGCTTGCTTAGGTGGTATTGATAGTCCTGCTTATGCTGATAAGATTTTCGCTCAGTCGGTATTTAGACAAGCTGAGATTGATTTCAAGGATCATTTTAATATCAGTCGCTATGACTTACTACCCAAGAAGCATGCGGATGCCGCTCTTGCTTACTGGATGACGTGGGAGCCAAGCACTAATACCAAGATGAAAATCATGAAATTGAACTCATTTGACGAAGGGTAGGAGGGGAAGAAGATGGACAATGTTCTACTTTCACTATCTGAATGGATTAAATCTATTATCAAAGAGGATAAGGAGATAAAAATGTTTGAACCACCGATTTTAGACCAGTTGATGGGGGTTGGAGCCTTACTGCTTGGATTTGCAGGGGCTTGCCGTCATATCAAATTGCAGGAACAACGCAAGGAAGAAGAAAGACGAGAAGAGCAAGAATTTGCGTCTATGATTATTCGAGGCTATAACCATGCTTACGAACGTGGTAGAGAGGCTGAACGTCAAGAAATCCGCAAGAATATTCGTCGTCCGTTCAAGGGCTTTACCTACGACAATGAACCGCCTGTAGGCTTGCGTCCTGAGCCGTTAGCTTTGCCAGAACCTAAACAGTCTGCAATCAGATTTTTGTAATGAGGAGGTCAGGAAATGCAAGAATTGATTGAATGGCTGGATAACCTGATTATGATTGTTAAAGAACTGGAAGGAAGGGAATCAACTTCAAGACATTTTATTACGATATGGGAAAACGATTATAAAAATCTATTACTAGTCAAAGAATACCTAACCGACTATGAAAAACTAGCAAAGGACTATCGTTATGTGACCCTTAAAAATAAGCTGCTAAAGATTGAAAAAATGGAGCTGGAAGGCAGGTACATCTATGAAGATATGCGGATGAAGTATCGCGCTAACCGTAGGAAGTGGGGTGCTAGGTATGTCTGAAATTAAGTGGATAAAAATCACAACCGATATTTTTGACGATGAAAAGATTTGCCTGATTGATGCCTTGCCTGATCCTGATGCCATCTTAGTGATATGGTTCAAGATTTTGACACTTGCTGGAAAACATAACAGTAATGGTTTGTTGATGATGACTGATAAGGTTCACTATACAGATGAAATGTTAGCTACTATTTTTCGTAGACCATTGAATACAGTAAGAATGGCTATTGGAGTTTTTGAACAGTTTGGGATGATTGAGATTATCGATGGTATTATTAGCTTGCCAAATTGGGAAAAACATCAAAACGTTGACGGAATGGAGAAAATCAAGGAACAGACACGTAACCGTGTAGCCAAATACCGTAAAAAACAGAAAAATCTTGCTCTTGGTAACGTTACAGGTAACGTTACAGTAACGGACGGTAACGCACTAGAAGAAGATAAAGATAAGAATAAGAATAGATTAGATAAAGATAAGAATAAGAAAAGAATAACTACTACTAGTAGTGGTAGTGAAGAAAATATCTTAGAACTTTTTCAATCTGAGTTTCGTAGACTCTTATCTGGATTTGAAATTGAAGAAATCAACCATCTACTAAATGAGAATGATGTGGATTTGGTGAAAGAAGCATTGAAGACTGCTATTAACTCAGGAAAGCCGAACATCAAATATATTGGTGGGATTTTAAGAAATTGGCAGATGAACAATGTTACCACTGTTGAACAGGTTCGTCAATCGGAAAAGAAGAACAAGGATAAGAAAGAAGAACAGGAGGCCAAGGACGAATGGGGGTACTAGAACTAATTGAACAATTCGAGATTGACTATTATCCGTTAAGCTACGAGAAGAAAACTCTTTTAGCAGACCAACCAATTCATCAAGTGGTTGCCTGCTTGTCTGAAATGGCTAGCTGGCATGAATGCGGAGGTCGGCTAGTATGGTAGACAATGTGTTTGAGGAAATCGCCTTATCTTATCGTAGGAATACAGAACAACAAGAAGAGTTCTGCGAAAAGCATAACATCCCTTTGATAAAGATATTGAGGACCGAGAGTGTTGTATGTCGCATGTGTGAATCTGAGCGGATTCATGAAGAAAATCAGGAAAGAGTGAATGAACTGGCTAATGCTGAGAATGAGCGAGAGAGGAAATACTATCTTGAAAAGTTCTCTCTTTATGATGAAGTTTTGAAAAATGCTACTTTGGACAATTTTGAAACACCAACCGAAAAAGAAGCGGAAAAGCTAGCTTTTGCAAAGAGGATTTGTCGTGAGTGGTCTGAGGGTGCTAGGAACAACATCGTGTTACAAGGAGAAGCTGGAACAGGTAAGAGCCATTTGGCTTTTGCTATGGTTAAGGCTCTATCTGAGTACACGAAAGAGATTGCTATCTTCATCAACGTGACGGACTTGTTGATGAAGATTAAAGCTGATTTTAGTCAGGAGGAGTTTCTGGTCAATAAAATTGCCAATGCTAAGTTCTTGGTTTTGGATGATTTGGGAATGGAAAAGGATAGCGAATGGTCGTTTACTATTCTCTACAATATCCTGAATAAGCGTTCAAATACAATCATTACCACCAATTTGACTTCTGCTGATATTCAGAAAAGATATGGCAGACCCTTTATGTCCAGACTGATGAAGGGTGTGGATAAAGACCATTTGATGGTTTTCAATGATTTGACAAACAAGCGAAAGCAATATTTTTAGAATAGGGGTGGCTGATGTTTATTTTAAAGCATGGGACAAGAGAGGATAAGCCGTTTCTAAGGTCTGCAATTATCAGTGTGACTGGCTTGGATATTTCGTGTTCTGAGGAGAAGAAAGCCATGCGGTTTGTTTCTAGGGCGGCAGCCTTACAGGTTGGTAAGGCTTTGAGGGGTTCCTTTGGGAATTTTTATCCCGTTGAGGTGGAGTGATGTTAGAGCTTTACTTCGTCTACAACGGGCACTGCAAGTTTTACCTTGGAACGTTTGACAATGTCGATGATCTCATTGAACAGATGGAAGATCATCAGTGGGCTTTCTCGGCTATCACTCATCCAAGATTTCAGAAGCACATTGGTCAGCGGACGACACGGTTTGACTACGGTTCGAAGGATTGTTACTATTTAGCGACTTTTTCAGGAGGAGAAAAAAATGATTGAACTTATTAAAGAATTTGGAATGGCTATTCTGTGGTTATTTCTCGGCTATTTAGTCGGGGAACGTGCAGCAAGAAAGGAAAAGAAAGATGATCAATAACGTTACATTTTTAGTGGGAGGTAAGAAATATGGTTGGAGTAACCTATCAGGAAATTCATCTCTTTGTTAAATTTTTGAAAGAGCAGTATGGACAAGGGCGTCCAGACTATATTGAAGCCCTGAACGACTTAGACGGTCTGATGGAAGTCTCCTACAGAGAAGCTATTGAAAGATTTTTAGAAGATGAATTATGATAAACGAACAGTCATTGATGGACTGAAACGCACAATCGAGCAAAACGAAGAGAAGATAATCGAGTATTCGAAGCCGTGTGATGCACGCAAGAGACGGATTAGAGCGCTGGAGCGCGATTTGTTGAAGAAAAAGAATAAAGAATTAAGACGGAAAGCGGAGGAGTTGGAAGATGATGGAAGAGTTAAAGCAAAAAGTTAATGCAGTATACAACTGGACGGTAGAAGACGGGAAGCCGCAACCTCCCCAGCAAGATTTACCACAAGTGGTGAAAGACCGGGCGGACTATTTTTGGGAAATGGCAGAAGATGGTATGACGTTTATGGGAGCGATGGAATGCATCTTTGCTGATGAAAAGCCTACAGACTATGATTTGGGAGCTACTAAGGGTTGGTTGCCAAAATCTAAGGAGTTTGATGATTGGGTTGGCTATTCGCCAAGCATGTCTCAGTTAGTTATTGCAGTTTATTTGATTTACAGAGGAAGCGAAGATGAAACTTAATGAATTGATTAAGAAATATAAAAAACTTGAGGGTGTATGGAATGCTGAAGGAGCAGAACTAGCTCGTCAAATTTTTCTGCAAGACTTGGAACAACTAGATAAACCAAAACCAGTCAAAGTTCCGCAGTGTGTGGCGGAATATATAGAATTTAAAAAGAAAAACAATTTTCATGTTTACGGTCTTGCTTGGCTTGACGGCTACGAGGTTGAAAAAGAGAAGCGGTATTTTGTTAAGATTAAAGGGAATATTAAAGAAAATATGTTGGTTTATGGAGAACTTTTGAAAAGGTATTTCTTTACAAAAAGCTTTAGTTTAGACGATGTTATATATTCCCACACCCGTAAAGAACTAGAAGACGCAAACTTCGGCTGGGTGTTTGATTGTGAAGGAATTGAGATTGAGGAGGTGGAGTGATGACACAAACACTTGAAGAAGGAATGAAGAATCAAAGTAAATGCATAAAAGTCCCAAGGGAAATCAGACCGTTTGATATAGGGTATCGAATAGTGAACAAATACGGTCAAGCGCTCGCTTTAAGAAATGGGGCAAGTATATTCGATTTGCCTTTTCTGGCTGAAAAAGCTATAGAAAAAGAGTTTGGGAAGAATGATCCAGAATTTGACATCGGAAAGCATTCTGTTGAAGAGGTCGCTATTGTCAATTTAAGTAAATTTCATAGTTGCTTTGAGGGGGTGGAGTGATGTCATGTAGTGAAAATTTAAAAAAGAAAAAGAATTGACTGCTGCTATTTCAAATTTCAAGATAGAAGTCTTACAAAATGATGATAAATTGAGCAGTCTATCATTAAGCAACATCAAAAGGCAAGCAAGGGATCTATATGAATGCTTAGTATGGTTGCAGTATAATGCGGAGGAATCAGGTAGATGAGTTATGATTTGGAAATATTAGTAAAAATAGAGAGTGGAGATTATATTTGTATCGCTGAACCTAAATATAGTTCTCCGATATACAATCTTGGAAGAATGTTTAGAGTTGCTATGAACTGGGATTTTGATCAAGACACTACGTACAACATCGCTGATGTTTTAGATAACATTCAACGCGGTATCTCTGAACTAGAACGGTACCCTGAAAAGTATGTGCAGTATGAACCTGAAAATAGATGGAGAACAGTTAGCGTTGCATTGGAGGTTTTAAAGTCACTGAAAGAGTGTATTTTAGAACAAGATATTGATACGAAATATTTATATATGAGGTGGTAATATGAGACGATTCATAGCTATCTGGATTCTTGTCTCTGCCGGATTGAACATCTGGCATATGGACAGGATTCGAGATTTGGAAGAGAAAAAGCCGATGGTTGTCTATAAAGCTGATAACGCTGGCGCTGAGATATTCGGGCGTGTCGTTGAAAAAGGACGGCATGGGAAGTTGTATACAGTAACTATCAGAGACTATGGGATTTTCGTAGTTACGAAAGAGCAGTTTGAGAAAATCAGAGTAGGGGATGAGGTGTTACTCTAATGGATGATATTTTACAAGCTTTAGCAAAAATGCTAAATATGACTGTTGATGAAGTAAGTTCTTTGCTTACAACATTTAAAGGGAATGCACCACAGATTTATGAAATGTTCGTTAAAGAAAAGATGTTTTATGATCTCTTCAGTCTTTTTCAAATCATGTCAATTGTAATATTTAGTATTTCTGCAGTAGTTTTAGCAGTTTTAACTCTCATATATTTTACATACGATGGTGGTTTTGTTTATTCCTATGATATACGTACAGGAAAAACCGAGGAAGAAATTAAATTAGAACGCATTGAACGGAAAAGAAAGGACTTAAAAATACCACTAAAAATTAGTTGCATTTCATCAAGCGCAAGTTTGATAACATTAGTTATTGCAATTGTTTTAAAAGCAACTCTTGCACCTAATTATATATTCATCGTGAATGAGATTTTACCAAAATTAACGAAGAGATAGGAGTTATCATGAACACAATAGAGAAAGTCAAACAATGGTTTATTGACCGTGATTTAGAAAACGGTAGGGTCGTTGGATTGATGGTGCTTTCGTCAAAGAGGAGGATTTGGCATGATACTGAAATTTAGAGTGTGGCATCATGAATTAGGTAGACTGATGTCAGTCAAATGTATGTTTTTTCAGGATAGCGAGATTGAAGAATTTGAGTTAAACGATACTTTAATGAATGATTACATTACAGCTTATCCTGATGAAATCGAACTCATGCAGTCAACAGGGATTTTGGATAAAAATGGCAAGGAGGTATTCGAGGGGGATATCGTTCGATTTTTCGATAGTCTATATACTGTTTTTTACGATATCAAGGATAGATGGGTTGTAGATTATATGTCTAATTTTTCAAGCGAAGAAAGTATTGAAATCATCGGCAACATCTACGAAAATCTAGTTTACATTTTTTAAAAACTTGGAGGTGGAAATTGAAAAAATTGAGCGACGAAGAACTCAAAACGTTAGACAGAGAACTTTTCAAATTTCAAAACATTCAACGCACAATAGACTTAAGAAGGCTAGAATTAGAAACCAGAAACCCAGATGCTCAAAGTGGGCCAACTGTAGGAATAAGCAAACCTACCGAAACTATCGCAATCAGAATTGCAGATGATCCGACTTTAAAATTTCTTGAAGGATTTAAAGGGATTATTAACAAACTCTTGAGTAATCTAGTGGATGAGGATATGGAAATCTTTAATCTACGCTGGAGATACCCTCAACTGAGATGGGAAGAAATAGCAGAACAGAAATTCATGAGCAAAGCTACAATCTATCGACGTAGAAGAATTATCTTAGAACAGTACGCTATACTGAAAGGTGAGTTGTAAATAAGATTGAGACAAAAGACATCTTGAAGTCTCACAAAAAAAGGTCTATTATGATAGCATGAACTTCTGAAACAAAAACACAAATCACATGTTGGAGTCATCCTATTTTTACAGAAAAGTTGTTTAACAGAGGAACATCATGAGTCAGCAACCAGCTGGCTTTTTGTTTTTTAGAAAGGAGGCAGTTATGGAATTTGTATCACCGATAAAAGACAATGATGATATTCAAGCTATGAAAGATTATCTCAGAGAATGGAATGAGATGTATTATATGCTATTCATCACAGGCCTGAATACTGGCTTACGAGTCGGAGATATACTTACCTTGAAAGTTAAAGATGTTCAAGGTTGGCACATCAAACTGAGCGAACGGAAGACTGGCAAGCAGATAACAAGACGGATGACAAAAGAACTCAAGAAAGAAATGAGGAGATATGTTGAAGGCAAACCATTTCATCATTTCTTATTCAAGAGTAGGCAAGGTCAGAATAAAGCGATCACTCGTGAGCGAGCCTATCAAATCATACATGAAGCAGCTGAAGAACTTGGCATTGATAATGTTGGCACACATACAATGCGCAAGACATTCGGCTATAAATATTACAACAAGACAAAGGACGTAGGAACATTACAGAAAATGTTCAATCACTCATCACCTGCAATCACCCTGAGATACATAGGGATAGAGCAAGCAGAGCTTGATGACGCACTACGGAACTTTGTCATTTAATTTTTTAGATATTACTTTCACATAATGAGTTAAGCATAAACTAAAAAAATGAAACTCTTCAAAACCCATGCTTAGTAAGGGTTTGAGATTCAGAGTGAGTTTAACAAAATATAAGATATGTGAAAGTGAGGGATAAAATTGGTATAGTTACAAGAGGTGAAAAATGGTAAAAGAATACCGTATTTGTAAATGGAATGCATATACCGTTAACAGCCATACTAGTAAAATGGAATAATTTTTTTAAAGAATCAGAATGAGACAAAAGACATCTTGAAGTCTCACAAAAAAAGGTTTATTATGGTAGCATAGATTTCTTGTATGAGGAGGGGATAGGTCAAAGGCCTGTCCCTTTTAGCATTGAGAAAGGAGGTTTGAGATGTATAACAAACCTATCAGACCATCCTTGAAATCTAAGAAGTGGGAGAAGTTCCGTGATAGGATAATGCGTAAGCATGATTATCTTTGCCAAGAAAGTTTGCGTTACGGAATTTCTGTTCAAGCAGAAATGGTACATCATATCTTTCCTGTGTCTGAATATCCTGAGCTTGAATTTGTTGAATGGAATTGCTTGCCATTGACGAATAAGAAACATAATACGTTTCATGATAGAGTGAACGATAGAGTAATCAACCAAGGATTGTATTGGCAGAAAAAAAGAAAAAAGAATTTTTAAATTTTTTCAAAAATGAAAAATGAAAATTTTTAATCCCCCCTCTTTTTGAAAAATCATTTTGGCCAGTAGGGTACCGGTGAAGGGAACTTTTTCCAAGTCGGGGGCCTTCAAACAAAAAGGGGGTAAAAACTAAGCGATTTTGACGAAAGGAGGTAGTTTTTGGCTAAACCAATTACAGCAAAGTCGATTAAGTCAAAAGTGGTCAAGCAGATGAAAGACTTGGGAACTTATCGTAAAGAGTTCGAAATGATCATTGACATTTTTGCAGGTATGTTATACCAGTATCAGAAACTTGCTCAAGATTATGCTGATATGGGTTATCCAGTAACAGACACCTACGTCAATAAGGCTGGTGCTGAAAATGAGCGCAAAGTTCCAATCTTGACAGCGATGGAAATTTTGAGGAAAGACATACTCAGCTACTCTAATCAGTTGATGATGAATCCTAAGTCGCTCGGTGAGGTAGTAGAACAAGAGGGTGAGTCAGTTCTTACTGAGGTCCTGAAGTTCAAGAACGAAATCAAGAAGAAGCGAGTGACTGGCAATGGGTAATCTTGATAAAGCAAAAGAATACGCTCAACACGTCTTAACTCAACGAGAAGAACATTGCGAAGAGAACATTCTTGCTGCTGAACGTTTTTTCCGTGATTTAGAAAATCCAGCGTTTGAGATGGATGTGGATATGGTGGATTTTGTTATTCACTTTATCGAGAACGTGATAGTTCATCAGCAGGGCGATGATATGTTTGCGGTATCTATCCGTAACAAGCCATTGCTTTTGCAACCGTGGCAACATTTCGTTGTAGTTAATCTGTTTGGTTTTTACTACAAGGGTACGAATGAGCGCAGGTTCAAAGAAGCGCTTATCATGCTTGCTCGGAAGAATGGAAAGACCTCGTTTACTGCTGCAATCGCACTTGCTTATCAGATATTAGATACAGATAGCGGTTCCAAATGCTATATCGTTGCTAACTCAGTCAAGCAAGCGATGGAAGCTTTTGGTTTTTTAAGATTCAACGTTGAACGCTGGAACGATAAGAACATTCGTATCAAGGATAATAACCAAGAACATTCTATCACTGCCAATTTTGGTGATGAAGGTTCTTTCTTTATACAGGCTTTAGCGAATGATGAGAGCCGTCTGGACTCTTTGAACGGAAATGTTATCATCTTGGACGAAGCTCACACAATGAGGAACAGTAAGAAACATGGTCTTATGAAAAAAACAATGTCAGCATACAGAAACAGTATGCTTTTTGTTATCTCAACGGCTGGGGATATTCCTACCGGGTTCCTTGCTAACCGTCTGAAATACTGTCAAAAGGTGCTCAAGCAATTAGTCACTGATGATTCATTTTTCATCTTCATCTGCAAGGCTAATCAATCTGCTGATGGGGACGTGGTGAACTATCTGGACGAGAATATCCTCAAGATGGCTAATCCGTCATGGGGTGTCACGGTTTCGCTCAAGGTTCTCAAGGAAGAAGCAGAGCAGGCTATGAATGATCCTCAGACAAGAAATGAGTTTTTCAATAAGACCTTGAATATCTTCACTAACTCTATGAACGCTTATTTTAATCCTGATGAGTTTATTGCGTCGGATAGTTGCTACGATTGGAGTTTAGAAGAGCTGGCACGTTTGCCTATTCGTTGGTATGGTGGTGCGGACTTGTCAAGATTGCACGACTTAACAGCTGCTGCTCTCTATGGTGTCTATCATGACGGTGAGAAAGACGTTGATATCTGTATCACACATGCTTTCTTCCCTCGGATTAATGCTCAGAAAAAAGCTAATGATGACGGGATTCCACTCTTTGGGTGGCAGTCTGACGGTTGGTTGACGATGAGCAACACTCCGACCGTCCTCTATGATGATATCGTCAAATGGTTCATCAAGATGAGGGAGAAAGGGTTCAAGATTGCTGCTGTCGGAATGGATAGGAAGTTTGGCCGTGAGTTCTTGACGAAGATGAAACAAGCTCGGTTCAAGATGATTGACCAACCTCAGCTTTTTTATCTGAAATCAGAGGGATTCAGACGGATTGAGTTTAAAGTTAAGAATAAAGAATTTTACTATTTTCATTCTGATGCTTACGAATACTGTGTGAGCAATGTTAGAGCAATTGAAAAGGTGGATGACGCTGTGCAATATGAAAAATTAGATGGAGACGGTGGGACTGCAAGGATTGACTTGTTTGATGCCAGCGTCTTTGCTTGTATACAGGCTCTTGCTAATCTTGGCAAGGGTGGTGATGTGATGAGATTCTTTGATTAGGTGAATTATGAATGAAATAGTATTATCAGAACATGAAATTAACTTGCTGATCAACAAAGGGCGAGTTAAAGTAATTTTAAACGAGGAAGTAGTAACTATTCGTCAAAGACATATGAAAGATTTGATGGCTGAAACAGTAAAATGGGAAAAACAGGTAATTGATGTCAGTCAGAATATCGTAAGAAATAAACACTTTGATTCACTTTTTCAAAATACTTTTCGTTAGAAAGGAGGTGAGGAAACATGGGTATTTTTGAAAAGTTTTGGAAACGAAACAAGCCAAGTAAGCCAATCAACATGCTGAGTCATTCAGATTTAGGGTTGTCAAACCTGATGGACTCGTATGTACCTTTGGCCAGAAATCCAGATGTGGTGACAGCGGTTAATAAGATTGCTGATTTGGTCTCTAATATGACCATCCACTTGATGGAGAATACAGATAAAGGCGACATCCGAATAAAAGACGGACTGGCTCGCAAGATTGACATCAATCCGTGTAAACACATGACAAGGAAGTCATGGATTTTCAAGATTGTGCGCGATTTGCTTTTATATGGCGATGGGAACTCTGTCCTACATGTGGAATATGAACCTGTTACGGATTATATTTCTAATCTAAGACCATTTCCGATGAGAGAGGTTTCATTCCAAACAGATAAGGATTCCTATGTAATCTCATTTAGGGGTGAAAAATATTCCCCTGATGAAGTAGTCCACTTCGTCATCAATCCAGATCCAGATATTCTATACATTGGTACTGGTTTTAGGGTGACGTTGACAGATGTGGTTCAAAGTTTGAACATGGCTACCAAGACTAAAAAAAGCTTTATGAACGGGAAGAATATTCCTAGTCTTATCGTTAAAGTAGACTCGTCTAGTGCTGAACTAGATTCGGAGCAAGGGCGTGAGCGTATCGCTGAGAAGTATTTGAGTACTAGCAGGGTTGGCGCTCCATGGATTGTTCCAGAGGCATTGCTGGACATTCAGCAGGTAAAACCGCTTAGTCTAACGGACATCGCTTTAAACGAGTCTGTGGAATTGGATAAAAGAACAGTTGCAGGTCTATTAGGAGTACCTGCTTTTATTTTGGGTGTAGGAGAATTCAACAAGACAGAGTATAACAACTTTGTAAATACGACTGTCATGAGTATTGCTACCACTATTACTCAAACACTAACCAGGGACTTACTTTTGTCTAGCAATCGTTACTTCAAGCTAAATCCTCGTTCACTCTTCTCTTACAACATTACGGAGTTGTCTGCTGTTGCTCAACAAATGGCAAACAGTGCTGCAATGCGTCGTAATGAGTGGAGGGATTGGCTAGGGATGGCTCCTGATTCTGAGATGGAAGAGTTGATTGTTCTTGAAAACTTTCTCCCTCAGGAGAAACTAGGAGATCAAAATAAACTGAAGGGAGGTGAGGAAGAGAATGCAAAAGCGAAATAGCTATCGTGCCACTCAATTTCAAACGAGAGAAGAAGAATCTGGAGACTTGGTGTTGAGTGGCTATTTTATAAAATTTGATGAAGAGACGGAGTTGTGGCGTGGTTATCATGAAGTAATCAAGCGTGCTGGTGTTGAGAAAGCTGTCACAGACGCTGATATCAGAGCTTTATTTAACCATGATGATAGCCTTGTTCTCGGTCGAACAGGTAACGGAACTCTGACACTGGGTGTTGATGATGTTGGTCTTTTTGGAGATATCATCATTAACAAGGATGATCCTCAAGCTGTTGGGGCCTATGCCCGTGTCAAGCGTGGAGATGTTATAGGGTGTAGCTTTGGCTTTATCCCGGTAAAAATCGAAACGGAAGAACGTGAAGATGGTTCATATTTGGACACTGTCTTAGAGCTAGAAATCTTTGAAGTGAGTCCATGTACTTTCCCAGCCTATCCACAAACGGAAATTGCTGCACGACAAAAAGACTTCGAAAATCAGAAGCGTGCTAATCGTGAAGCGCTAGACAAGCGCAAGAAAGAAATTAAGGAGAAATTTAAGCTATGAATAAGGCATTAATCTTTGGTGCTCGTATGCGAGCAAAAGCAACTAAGGTAGTTGAGTTGGAAGAAACTATCGAAGAATTGAACAAACGTTCGGTTGTTGAGTTAGAAAAGTTGGATCGTGCTAAAAATGATGAAGAAGTTTTAGCAGTTGAAAAGACTGTAGACGGTCTTCAAAGGGAAATTGAAGAAAAAGAAGCTGAAAAAGTACAGCTTGAAAACGAGATCGATGAGTTAGATAAACAAATCAAAGAGCAAAATCGTAAAGCACCAACTCTGGGGAAAATGGAAGAACGAGGAGGAAAGACATTGGGACAACGTGAAGCATTTAATCATTACTTACGAACAAAAGAAGCGCGTGCTGATGGTTTCAAATCTGCCGAAGGGGAAGCAATCATTCCTGTTGAATTGATGACGCCTAAAGAAGCGAAACAAGACAAGACAGATTTGACTTCATTGGTCAACATCGTTAATGTCAAGAACGCAAGCGGTAAATGGTCAGTTGTAAAATTGACTGATCAAGAAATGAACACTGTTGAAGAGTTGGAAGAAAACCCTGAATTGGCTAAACCAACCTTTACAAAGGTGAACTATGAAATCCAAACACGTCGTGGTCATTTGCCAGTATCTCAAGAATTTATTGATGACGCTGACTACGATGTCATGGGATTGGTTGCTAAACAAACTAAGAACCAAGAACGTATCACTAAGAATAAAGAGATCGCTAAAGTTCTCAAGACAGCTACATCTAAAAGCGCAGCTGGTTTGGACGGCTTGAAAGATATTCTCAACGTGGAATTGAAAACATACTACAATGCAACTATCGTATGTACTCAATCTATGTTCGCTGCTCTTGATAAAATCAAGGACAAGGACGGTCGCTACATGCTCCAAACAGATATCACATCTCCAACTGGCTACAAGTTTGCTGGTCGTGTTATTGTTGTTTATCCAGATGATATCATTGGAGAAAGCAAGGGAGATTTGAAAGCCTTCATCGGTGACGTTGGAGAATTTGCGACATTGTTTGACCGTGCGCAGACTACTGTCAAATGGCAAGATGACAAAATCTACGGTCAGTATTTGGCAACCGCTAATCGTTTTGATGTAGTAAAAGTAGACGGAGATGCAGGATTTTATGTGACCTATACAGATGCTGTTTTGTAAGGAGGTAGTAAATGGTATATAAGGTAATCCGTCCTTTTAAGGACTTACGAGACCCAAAGAAACATTGCTATAAGGTTGGGGATAATTACCCTAGAGTTAAGCACAAACTTGATAAAGAGTTTGCGGAGACTCTGCTAAATGGGGCAAATAGTGCAGGATCTATCTTTTTGATGAATGTAGAAGATAAGGATATGTCGAAAGATGACACATTAACTACAGAAGTAGAAAAGGAAGAAACAAAGGTAGTAGATGGGAAACCTGAAGAGGGAGACGAGGAGTAGTTATGGACAATGTTCAATTATTAGAATTGCTTAAGCTAAAATTGGGTATAGCAACAAAACTACGCGATAAGCCCTTGGAGAAAATCATCGAAGCTGTCAAAACAGAACTAGAAGATAACTTAGGAGTTCTACTTGACTTAGACAGCTCAGAAGACCAAATGTTTGTAGTTGATTTTGCAGCCTTTCGCTATGAGGGTGGGGTGGATATGCCACGTCACCTTCAGTGGCGACTGCATAATTTACAGATAGCATCAAAGAAAGAGGTCAAGAATGTGGAATCATGAAATCACACTGATCTCTAAGGAAGTCACAGGTAAGGATAAACTACTACAACCAATCTCTGAAGATGTTGAAGTTACTCTCCTATGTCGCAAAAAGAGGGTCACTCGCTCTGAATTTTATCAGGCGAATCAGGTAGGGCTTAAACCGAGCTTGGTCGTTGAGATTCGAAATTTTGAGTATGAGAATCAAGAGCTTGCGAAGTTCGAAGGCAAGCAATATCATATCTTGAAAACCTATCCTATTGATTCTGAAATTTTAGAGTTGACTTTGTCAGAGATGTTGAAATGAGCTTAACAAGTGATTTAGCGAATGAAATTGCAAAGGCAATGGCAGAGTACTCTGCTGAGGTAGAAGATAAGATTGACCTGATTGCTGAGGACGTTGTAAACGAAGCCGTTACGGAATTAAAAGCGACTAGTCCAAAACGTCATGGAAAGTATGCTAGAAATTGGCGCTTCAAGAAAAATGCTAAGGGGTCATACGTCATCTACAACGCAGCTCCAACCTATCGTTTAACTCACTTACTAGAAAATGGGCATGTTTTGAGAAATGGCGGTCGTAGTCGGGCATTTCCACATATTAAACCTGTTGAGGAGAAAGTTAAAGAAAACTTTGAGAAGCGAATCAAGGAGATTGGAAAATGAAGCTATCAGACTTTGCAGCTATTTTGGAACAGGCAAACTTGCCTGTCACTTATCGAGCGTTTAAAACTGGGAACGCTCCTGACCTACCTTATCTGGTCTATTATGAATCAATTCCAGCCATCAATGCAGCTGACAACACGGTTAATCATCAGATTAAGAGCGTGACAGTAGAGCTAGCTTTTGAGAGTAAGGATGAAGATTTGGAAGAACGTCTGAAAGAGCTGTGGACAACCCACGAGCTCTTTTTCGATGTTCAAGAAGAAACATTTATCGAGATTGAAAGACTCTATGTCAAGTCTTATACAGTCTATCTATACTAAGGAGGAATGACATGAATCAAGAAAATAAAGTAACTTTTGGTTTAAAAAATGTTCACGTTGCGCCAATTAAATCAATTGGTGCAGATGGAGTGATTGCTTACGATGAAATTTTCCGCTTTCCTGGAGCAATGGAATTGACATTGGATCCAAGGGGTGAATCAATACCAATCAAAGCAGACGATATCGATTATCACTTCATGAACTCAAACGAAGGGTATGAAGGGAAATTCAAAAATCTCTCACATTATTGAAATGTTTGCGACTAAGATTTTGGGTGAAATCAAAGATGCTCAGACGGGTGTTTTGACTGAAAAAGCTGATGCAGAATTCACATCATTTGCCTTGATGTTTGAATTTTCAGGGGACAAGAATAAAACACGTCACGTCCTTTACTACTGTTCAGCGAGCCGTCCAGGCAATGGTTCAAAAACCAAAAATGGTACAAACGTCAACGAGCGTGAACTTGGCTTTAAAGCAAGTCCTCGCCCTCTGGATTCAGTTGTTAAACGTTCTATCACATCAGCTGATAACAAGGAAATTTATGACAACTGGTTTAAGAAAGTGTATGAACCTACTGCGGTGGCAGCTTAAGGAGAAAATCTATGCGTAAAATCGTTTGGGTTGGCGTTCAGGAGTATGAGTTGGGGACCAATGGCTATACTCCTATCGCCTACAAGCAACAATTTGGGAAAGATTATTTTCAAGATTTGTTTTCAATGTTGAAAAATCAATCATTCATGAATGAATTGAACAAGCTGGAAACTGACAAAGAGTTGACTGCAACTGATATTGACATTTCGATGCTGTCAGATTTTGATATGACATTTTTCAACCGTCTTTTTTGGACCTTTGCTAAATCTGCAAATCCTCACATCAAGCCTTATGAACAATTCTTCATGGAAATGGAAGTCTTTCCGATTCAGGAAGTTGGGCCTGTATTGATGGAAATGCTGAATGCGAGCATGACGACAAAAAAGCACCAGATGAATCAGAATCAGCTAGCGAAGAAATCTTCACAGTAGAATCCTACTTATCTTGCTGTAAAGAAACTGGTCTTTCTATTGATGATCTAAAGCACATTTCAATCGGAATGGCTCTGGATTATCAGACGGATTATGTGAATCTACGGAGCGAGGATAAGGGTGGCGAACGGAAAGCCACGCAAGCTGATTTTGACAGTTTTTAAAGAAAAATGAGTGCTGAGAGAGCGATTCTGAGACCAAGTTCCTTGGTCTGGCTGCATTATCAGTCGTAGAAGTTCTCTCAGCGCTTTTCTATTTTTTTGAGAAAGGAGGAAATATGGCAGGAAATATCAAAGGTATCAAAATTGAAATCGATGGCGACACGCAACCCTTGCAGAAGGCGCTGAAAAATGTCAATAAGGCCGCTACTGATGCAAGTCAGGAGTTGAGACAGATTGACAAAGCCTTGAAATTTGATACAGGGAACGTAACGCTCCTGACTCAGAAACAAGAGGTCTTACAAAAGCAAGTTTCGACGACCAAAGAGAAACTAGAAACCTTGAGACAAGCTCAGTCTCAGGTGGAACAGCAATTCAAAAATGGCGATATCGGTTCTGACCAGTACCGTGCTTTCCAACGTGAAGTAGAAGTTACTCAAAACGTCCTAAAAGGATATGAGGGTAAGCTTGCAAATGTGAATCAGGCGCTTAATGAGAATGGGAGTGCTACTCAGAACAACAAGAACCAATTAAAAGAGTTGCAAAATGAGCAGAGTCAACTTGCTTCAGAGATGGTAAAGGTGACAAGCTCATTCAAACTGCAAGAAAGCGCTTTGGGTTCAAATGCTAGTGAAGCCGAGAGAAATGCTCTTGCTCAGAAAAAGATTGGTGTTCAGTCTGAGATTGTAAGTAAACAGATTTCAAATCTAGAACAGCAATTGGAAATCACTAAAAAAGAATTTGGTGAGAACTCCACACAAGCCAACAGGATGGAAGCTGAGCTAAATCAGGCTAAGACAGCATTCAATCATCTCAATGATGAGATGAAAGGAACAAAGTCTGCTGCTGATAGCACTCAAGAAAGTTTAAGTGAAATCTCAAGAAATTTAAGAGCAGAACTACTTCAACAGTTTAGTGAGAAGTTGAGTGCTATTTCAGAAAAGCTTGTGGAAGTAGGAAAAGAAGCGTTAGAAGCAGCTGCTCAAATGCAAGCTAGTAATGCTCAATTTACTACCGTTTTCGGAGATATGGAAACCCAAGCAAGAGAAGCGTTGAATGCTATTGGTCAGGAAATGGATATTGTTCCAGAGCGATTGCAAGGTTCGTTTACACAGATGGCTTCATTTGCCAAAACTTCAGGATTGGATACAGCAGAAGCTTTGGATCTTACTTCTCGTGCAACTAGGGCAGCAGCAGACGGTGCAGCCTTCTATGACAAATCTATTGAGAGCGTGACAGAGAGCTTACAATCTTTTTTGAAGGGAAACTTTGCTAACGATGCCGCTCTTGGAATCTCTGCGACAGAGACAACTAGGAATGCAGCTGCAAATAAATTGTACGGAAAGTCATTCAAGGACTTGAGCGAAGCGCAGAAGCAATTGACATTGCTTCAGATGGTCGAAGACGGAAATAAACTCTCAGGAGCTCTTGGACAGGCTGCAAGAGAATCAGACGGCCTAGAAAACGTTATGGGGAATCTGAAACAAGCTGGGACCAATGCATTATCTGCTATTGGTCAACCTCTTCTGGAAATGATGATCCCTGTTTTCCAAACCTTGGCAACGATTGTGAAAGGTGTGGCTGAGCTGTTCAGTTCCTTACCTGCTCCAGTAAAAGATTTTGTTGTTATTTTAGGAACAGTTGTGACTGCTGTAGGGGTCATAGCCCCCATATTCTTATCGTTGCAAGCCCTTGCTGAGTTTTTAAAAATATCTATTGGAGAAATGATAATTGCCGCATTGCCAATTATTGGAACAGCTATTGCAATTGCTGCTGCAGTTGCTGCAATTATTGTTATTGTAAAATACCTCTGGGAAACTAACGAAGGTTTTCGAGATGCGGTCACGACCGTTTGGAATGCGATTCTTGAAGTTATCAATGCAGTCGTATCAGAGATTTCTAATTTTGTCATGAGTATCTTTGGAACGGTTGTTGCTTGGTGGACGGAGAACCAGGAACTTATTCGAGCAAGTGCTGAGACTGTCTGGAATGCCATTTATACGGTCATCAGTACAATACTGGATATACTTGGCCCCTTGCTCCAAGCTGGCTGGGATAACATTCAACTGATCATTACAACAACTTGGGAAATCATCAAGATCGTTGTTGAGACTGCAATCAATGTTGTCCTTGGTGTTATCCAAGCAGTTATGCAGATCATTACTGGTGATTGGTCAGGCGCTTGGGAAACTATTAAGGGGGTATTCTCTACTGTATGGCAAGCTATCCAAAGCATTGTCCAGACCATTTTTTCAGCTATCCAGAGCTACATTTCAAATGTTCTCAATGGTATTTCAGGAACTGTATCAAATATCTGGAACGGCATCAAGGATACTGTCTCAAATGTGTTAAATGCTATATCTAGTACTGTATCAAGTGTTTGGGAAGGTATCAAGAGTACCATTTCAGGTGCTATCAATGGGGCAAAAGATGCTGTATCTTCAGCTATTGAAGCCATCAAGGGATTGTTCAACTTCAGCATTAGCTGGCCACATATCCCACTACCTCACTTCTATGTAAGTGGTTCAGCCAATCCATTAGATTGGTTGAGTCAAGGTGTTCCAAGTATTGGAATTGAATGGTATGCCAAGGGCGGGATCATGACGAAACCGACCATTTTTGGAATGAATGGCAATAGCCTTATGGTTGGTGGCGAAGCTGGGAATGAAGCAGTATTACCGCTTAATGACAAAACACTTGGTGCTATCGGTCGAGGTATAGCTCAGACTATGGGTGGAACTTCACCGACAATCAACATTACTATTACTGGTAACACCGTCAGAGAAGAAGCTGACATCATTCGGATTGCTGATGAGGTAGCGCAGAGGATTGCTGACGAATTGCAACGTAAGACACAATTGAGAGGAGGGTTTGCATGATAAAGCATAATGAGCTTGTGATTGACGGTGTGAGAACATCGTCTTTTCCTTTTAAAATCATTGTCCATGATTCTCCCTCAATTGCTCTGGGAGAGAGCAAGACAGCTCTCTTGGAGCATGGTGGTATCAGTGGAGCAATCGTTCAGACAAACAAGCATAGGGAACTGGTCAAGAAAACTTATACGATTTACTTGGTCAAACCTACTGAAGAACAGATGAACCAATTTATGAGTCTGTTTATCCGTGAAAAGTTCTGGCTAGAGAGTGAGCGAGTCAAAACAACTCGTCTTTGGTGCTATAAGGTCAATGTGAGCGACCTTGAAGAAGTGCAACCTGGTCTTTACATGACCAAAGCAACCTTCACTTGCCATCCTACAAAATACTTTAAAGGCTCCGATACACAGAGATTGACAAGAAGTGGGACTTTGACCGTTCAAGGTTCTGCTCTTGCCTTTCCTAAAATCACAATCGTTGGTCAGAGCGCTTCTGAAACTTCATTTACAATTGCTGGTCAGGTCATTCGTCTTGAACGACTCACTGAGTCGCTTGTGATGGTTAATAATCCTGACAATCCAAGTTTTAAAACAACAACAGGGAAGCCAGTCAAATGGTCAGGGGATTTTATCACAGTTGATCCAGCGAAAGTGAAGAATATTGGGGTTGTTTTGGGTCCAGGTATTCAATCACTTGAAATTGAGACGGTTTGGGGGTGGGCATAATTGCTTTATCTACTTAATAAAGATGTGAGAACCGTTCGGTGGAACGGGGATCCACTTCATGAAGTGACTTCGGCGATTGTTAAAGAGATCATGAATGGCGATTTCACCTTAACTGTGAAATATCCCATTTCCGACTCTGGTATTTATCAGCTCATCCAAGAAGATATGTTGATAAAAGCGCCGACTCCTGTTCTTGGTGCGCATCTATTTCGCATTAAGAAACCTGTTGAATACAATGATCATCTGGAAATCACAGCCTATCACATTTCAGACGATGTGATGCAACGTTCTATCACACCAGTAAGTGTGACTAGTCAGAGCTGTGGCATGACTCTTTCTCGCATGGTTCAAAACACCAAAACTGCTTTGGGCGATTTTTCTTTCAATAGCGATATCCAGGACCGTAGGACCTTCAATACGACTGAAACAGAAACCCTATACTCTATATTGCTGGACGGTAAGCACAGCATTGTTGGTACATGGGGAGGCGAGCTGGTTCGTGATAACTTTGCGATGACTGTCAAGAAGAGTCGTGGGGAGAATCGTGGTGTTGTTATTACAACGCACAAAAATCTGAAGAACTACCAACGCACAAAAAACAGTCAGAATGTTGTCACAAGAATTCACGCAAAGTCGACTTTTAAACCTGAAGGTGCTGAAAAAGAAACGACTATCAGAGTGACTGTTGATAGTCTTCTTATCAACTCATACCCTTATATCAATGAAAAAGAGTATGAGAACAACAATGCTAAAACTGTTGAAGAGTTGCAGAAGTGGGCACAGTCTAAGTTCTCAAATGAGGGAATTGACAAGGTCTCTGATGCTATCAAGATTCAAGCTTATGAACTTGATGGGCAAGTGGTCCATATGGGCGACACGGTCAATCTCAAGAGCTGGAAACATAATGTCGATGCATTCAAGAAAGCTATTGCTTATGAGTTCGATGCCTTAAAAGAAGAATACATCTCTCTGACTTTCGATGATAAGGCAGGTATTGGTGGTTCTAGAGCTTCTGGTGGCCTATCTAGCGCAGCCGATGCAATTCTTGGAGTGACAGAATCTGCACAAGAAATCGCCCTTGAAAAGGCTCTTCAAAATGCTGACTTAGACTTTGATCATAAGGCTGGATTGCTTAGACAGGAAATTTCTGACGATATTGAACTGGCCAAAGCCAGAGCTGAAGAAGTCAAGAGAGAACTGTCTGACACTATCAATCAGCGATTTAATAGCTTTGACAACGGGCCATTGAAAGAAACTAAGCGCAAGGCTGAGGAAGCTTTGCGAAATGCTGGCGCAAGTAGTTCTCTTGCTCAGGAATCCAAGCGGATTGGGCTGGATTCTGTTGCTAGACTTGAAGCGTTTAAGTCGCAGACTACGAGCGCACAAACGGCTCTGTCGGGTGACTTGGACGCT